GTTGGATGCTATGGCGAGTAATGAGCGTGCGGACGCCGAAAAGGATGCGGAGCGCTATCGGTGGTTGCGTAGTGAGCACTTCCCTACTGCTTTTAAACCGCCCGTCGCGCAAGTCATATGGAAGCGGGGAAGCGTTCGTCACAGTCATGAATGGGCGAACCTGATTGATGGCAACGATCTCGACGCCGCAATCGACGCCTCAATCCTAGCCGCTAAGGAGAAGAAATCGTGAGCGATGAAGAGTTCAAAACTGTTCGCCAAATTCTCTGGAATTTCGTGCCGATTGAAAACTACGATGAGGCGCTGGCAGAACTGCAAGCAGCACGCCGCACTGTGAGCAGGCAGGAGGCGGGCTATCGCGAAGTCGGCGTATGGGAACCGAACGGCTCGAAGTTCAAGACATACGCCAAAGAGAACTTGGACGGCAAAGCCATGTATGTTCGCGACGCCGCCCCCATTCCCGTAACGGGGCCGAAGTAACTAAAGTATTACAATTCCCCGCCGTTATTACCGGCTCTAACCTGAGAGATTCAAAATGTACAAACTTGCTGCTGCCGTAACCCTTGCCCTCTCCCTCGCAGCCTGCGGAGGCGGAGGCAGCGACTCCACCCCGGCCCAGCCGGTAGCCAAGGTCCCCACCCTCTCCTTCTACGGTAACGCGCTGGTATCTCCTGCCAAGGCCACAGCCAAGGCCGCAGCTTCGGAAGCCACAAGCGCAGCAGCCCCGGCCTCCGCCTCAGACGCAGCAGCCGCGACGGTCCAGAGCCTTACGGACGCCCTCGCAGCACAGGGCGTTACCGCGAACGTAACCGCGCAGGTTATGGACGGAACCACGCTGCACGCTATTGTTATGGGCGAAAACAACGGCCTGCCCCCGACTCCGGACCAATTCGGGAAAGACCCTAGCGAGTGGCTTATCGTTAATTTCACGCTGGACGATATGGTCTCTACTATCGACGTGCCGAGCCAAGCCGCAGCCCTCGCACAATTCCAGCAGGACCTTACGGTATTCATCCAGCGGGGCCACGTCTCGGGAAAGAATACTTTTGTGGTTACGCCTATCCAAAGCTGCGACGGCTCCCCGTCCGGGTTCTCCGCCACTGAGGGCCTGCGGAACGCGGAGAACCAAGCCTCCTACGCGGCCTTCGCCTTCATTACGGGCCTGGGTTCTGGTCCCATTGTCGTAGGGCCGGACGGTAAGAACGTGGACACTCTCACACAGGGCCACATGGGCGCAGACTGCCGCACCCCGGATGCCTACCTGCTGAATCTCCAGACGCAAGCCATTGCTACGGACATTGCGGGACGCCTGAAGCTCGCAGCCGAAGGTAAGTAACACAGCCGGACGGAGGGGCTTACGGGCCTCTCCCCGACTAGCTACCCGCCTAGCTAGTTTGCTAGTTTGTTTTCCGTATCCCTCGTAATAGAGCGGCCTGTCTTTACTCCCCTTGTACTACCCAGCCGAATAGGCTACTCTCGTGCAACAATCCAACACGAGAAGGAATAAAACATGAGTGTTACTTGCGTAGTCGCGCAGAAGGGCGGCACGGGGAAAAGCACGTTTTGTCAGAACCTAGCCGCCATACGAGCCGCACTTAATTACAGGTGCGTGATTCTGGACCTAGACGGGCAGGAGACTAGCCAAGCGTGGGTAGAGGAGCGTAGCGTCCTAGCAGACGTGCAGCGTATCGAGGGCCGCACACTTAAACACTTGCTGGAGGCCGACTTGGTAGAGGAGTTCGGGGCCTTGCTGGCAGACGCCGTAGACGGCTACACGGACGTTTTTATAGACGTGGGCGGGAAAGATACCCGGCTGGCCCGTGCGGCCTTGGCTGCTGGGGATGCAATCGTAGTGCCCCTCAAGCCTTCCCCTGCGGACCTGCGGACGGTTCCCGCCTTGTACGCCGCGCTGGAGAGCCTTACGAAGACGCTAGGCCGGGGCATTAACGCCCAAGTGGTTCTCAATGAGGCGGACCCGCGCAAACGTCTAACCAAAGTAATGATTAGAGAGATGGAACAATTCTCCGACCTCCTGCCGAGGTGCAACACGCTAGTAGGCTCCCGCGAGTCCTTCAAGCTGGCTATGGCGCAGGGCCGGGGCGTCTGTGAGATGGCGGGCGAGGACTTCGACGCGAAAGCAGCCCACGAGATTAAGTCCGTCTACTTGGAGGTCTACGGAAAATGAGCAAGGCACAGCCCACAATGTCCGCAGCCCGCACGAACCGGAGCACGGTACTGGAGGACTTACAGAAGGCCTCCACCGTGATTAACGCCGTCCCAGACCCGGACCAGACCTCCGTACAGCCTCTCAGTGCCTCTCCCGCACCTCCGGAGGTATCAGCGCACCTCCCGGACCCTGCGAAGCCCGCCTACCCCGCGTGGGCCGCTACGAAGGAGGAACGTCCGGATTTAGGCGTCCCCCTCAATGTGCGAATCCCTACAGACCTGTCCGAGGAGCTACGGGAGTTCTGCCTCCTTACCCGCCTGAAGCAGAAGGACGTAGTAGCCGATGCAATCCGCAGGCAGCTAGCCGCCCTGAAGCAGGAGCGGGCCGCGAAGCACGGGAGGGGCGGGTAATGGAACCCTACATTCAGCCCACATGGAAAGTAACTTACGTGAATAACGACACGGGGCGAGAGCAGGTAATAACAGTGGGGGCGGAAGGGCGGGAGGAAGCGATTAGCACAGCCAGCTACAAGGTCTCCGGACTAGGTCCTTGGTACTTCCTCCGGGCCGAGCGGGTTTACCGCCGGGACTAGATAGGTAGCCTTCCCTGCGGGTCCCGCTCGAATGTGAAGCGAACGGCCCGCACCCTCCGGCCTGCGCGGACAGGCTCCCACTTGATAACCCAGCCGTCTTTTTGTTCTAGCTCTGCTATGGCGGGTAACAGTATCCGCGTCCGGAGTTTAGCGAAGTCCGCCCGCTGCTTCTCCGTGGCATCCATCGATACAGCGAAGTCCTCTATGTCGTATTCCGCCCAGCCCGTGGACTGGAAGCGGGTAAGAAGCTCCAGCAGCCGCCACGAGTAAGCGGAGCGCAGGGCGGACGCCTGCCTAAGTTCATACATCGTAAAGTTACGTTGCAGGCCCATAAGGTGCGGGAGGAGCTTCCGGTCCCAGTGAAGCTCTACCCAGCCTTCCCCTACGTGGTAATCGCACTGCTCCGCCCAGTGCCTCTCCCGCTCTAGCGGTTTAAGCGGCTGGCCGTTCCGCTTGTAGGCCGGAATGAAAAAGGTAATCACACGCCGCATTAAGGCCTTAGCAGCGGCCCGTAGCTGGACATAAGCTGCCTCGTCTGAGATGCCAAACTCTCGGGCGTACTCCAATGCGCCTATCCGGACCGTAACCGTCCCGTCCACGGGGACCGCGCTACGGCTATCCGTCTTCGTCAGTGCCAGGGCTACCAAGCGCTTCTCCGACAGGGAGAGGCTGTGCCCCGCACGGGTTAGCGCGTTATCCATCGTTACCCAGCGCTCCCCAGAAGGTAGGACGGATGACTCTCCCATAATGTTAGTTATTCTCCCTTAGATGGTTTTAGGAGAATACCCTATCCTTGCGGGGCCGTGGGGCTGTATCGCGGGCTGTGGATAACTCCTCGCGGGGCGTATCGTCTGACTAACAAAAAGGGAGAGTAAGCTAACAAAAAGGGAGAATAGACTAATAAAAAGGGAGAATAGCGTCCCGCAAACCCTTACCCAGTAAGGCTCACAGCCCCTTATAAACTCTATAAAAACTCTAAAAAGAGCGGGCCTGTGCATAACCCGCTTCCAAAGACGGAGCTAGCGCAACGCTAGCCGCTTCCTTCCCACGGCTACGAGGTGATCCACCAAGTAGGCCAGAGGCTCCGCAGTATTCGAGAGCGGGTCTATCCCGCACGTCTGGAGCAGGGCGGAGGCCGCGTGTACGCACTCGTGTACAAGCGTCATTAATCTACCGTCGAATACCCCAATTACTCCGTCTACCTTCTTCCCGCCGTCGAAGGCCCCCGCCGTTCCTTTGAAGCTAACCTCCGTGTGATACCGGAGGGCGTGGAACTCCTTTACCGTGTCCGTGTAGACAATCTTCAGACCGTACGGCTGGACCGTGTACGTAGACCTCACGGAGTAGCTACCCCAGCCTTCCACGTCCTGAGCGCTGCCTTGTCTGCCGTGCAGGCGTCAAGCTGGCCCCGCTCGTTAATGAGCCACTGGGCGAGGTCCGCTACCGTCCGGCCCGCTGGGCGAGGTGCGTGCGTGCAATCCTTCAGCAGAGCATCCGGGGGCGTGAGGGCCTTTACCTGCACCACAGGGGCCGGAGCCGTAGCGCAGCCGGACATACAGGCCGTAGCCACGAGCAGCACGAAGACGATTAGGTTACTTCTGAGCATCGCTGCCCCCGTCGATAGCGTCCCACACGTCCGCAGCGACTACAGCCGCAGCCGCCGAGGGGTTAGCCGAGACGGCCGAGGCCAGCCGGGTAGTGGCTGCTGCGTGCGTCTTCTGGGCTGTCTGGAGGGCGGTAGCCTGCGCTTCGAAGGCCGCACGGGTAGCCGAGGCTTCCGAGACTGCGGCTGCTGCGTTCGCCTGGGCCTGCGAGGCCACGAGGGCCAGCGCTACCATCTCCTGCTTCTGTACCTTGCTATGCTCGAAGACTGAATAGAGGGCGAGACATACGCCCGCAGCCATTAGCAGTCCTACGAGTCCAAGGAGGACTCTTTCCACAATAGGAGAGAACATTAATCATCCTTTGTCGGGGTGGGCTGGTCTCCGAGCTTCTGCCAGAGAGACCAATCCTTATTGAGAATGCCCCGCTTCAATGCTACCGATGTCCTCCACATCCGGGGCAGTGCGCCGAATAGATAGAACAAGGTAAGAACGAGGGTAGCTGCCGAGACATACGTACTCAGGGGCAGGGTAGATAGGCTGTAGGCCGCTCCTGCTACGCTGGTTACTACTTGCGTGCCGGACGCGGACTCCGCCGCGCGAGAGAAAAGGCCCATGTAGGCTCCGAGGTGACAGGCACATGGGCCTATCTGAGTTATGAGAGATTAGAGATACGAGACATCGATAGCCGTAAAATTCCAGCCTAGGGCTTCGCGGAACCCTACGTAATTGTTATAGAGGCCGTTATCTCCGAATGAATCCATGCGGACATTAACGGTCCCGCCCGAGGTATTAAAAGTAGAGAGGAAGACGCCCGCGTTATTCTGTCCGCCGTTACCGCTACCTACGCAGTAGGCAGGCTGGATACAAGCGACCGCTACCCGCTCCGGTACGGAGAAGCCGTAGGACCCTTGAGCCGCTGCCCAAGTACCGCCGTCCGAGGCCCAGCCCGTGGAGCCGACGGCATATTTACAGTTACCCTGTGCGACGCCTACAGGCTTGGCAAACTGGCTAAGGGCGTCCGCTACCAGCACTCCGGACGCGTTAAAGACTTGCATCCCGAATCGGTTAGTACTAGCGGCCCAGTCGTTTGTATCGAAGACGTAGAGCGTTACAGCAGCAGGGCCAGTCCCGACTACCTGCACCGTGTACGAGTTCCCGCTCCGGGTCCACTTCATAGGGACCATGTAGCCGGAGGAGCACTCAAAAGCTACGAGCGGGCTTACTGCGGAGAAGGAGAACGTGGAGACGTAGCCCGCAGAGGAGCGGGTAGAGCCGTCCGAGATTGTGTACACCTGGAAGCCGCTAGCCCCGAGGGTCTGCGTTATCTTCGTCCGTAGCTGGAGGTTAGGTAATCCCGTATCGCTATCAATCTGGATAACGTTAGAGCCGTCCGCTGCGAAGGATTGAAAGCCAGCAGGCATTAGCGCACCCCGTAGAAAAGCCAGCCTTTAATACGCTGGTTATGCGTACCGAAGGCTGCTGTGTAGGTCCATGAAATAGTATTCCCGGACACTGTAAAATTAGGCCGGGATACGTCCCCGTCGATATAGCCCCATACGCTCTCCTGCTGGAAAGCGAGGAAGGGCGTTCCCTGCGTGAGGGCTGCGTTAGTGATAGAGCCGCTGGCTGCGGAGCCGTTAAGGTACACGCTGTCTATGATGCGGGAGAGGCGGCTTGTGAAGTCCACCACGAGACGCCCGGAGGCGTCCCATATCTGAAGACCCGCAGCCATTACCAGAGACCCAGGCGAACGCGCAGGACGTTGTTAGAGTCGTAGACCGTTACTGTAGAATCGTTGATAGTCAAATAGCCACTCCCGTAGTTAGCTCCGTTCAATGTGAGGACTCCGTTCTTATCGAGAGACCAGCGGGGCTGTCCGTTCGCGCCCACGGCGTTAGACTGGATAATCCCGCCAATTTTCGCGTTAGTAATCGACGCGTCCGCGATGAAAGCGGAGGACATAAAGACCTGTCCGCCCTGCACGATGAACGGGGAGGAGACTGCTGTCCCGTTCGGGTCCAGAATGGCGAACCGCGAGGCAGCTACAAGGACCTGAGATTCCACGGTCCCGCTACTGTTATCCACGCCTACGCCGAGACCCGCTATGTACGTACGCCCGTTACTCGTTATTTGAGTTTTGATTGTGTACGAGGCCGCTACACGCCCGTTAAGGTCCGCGTATGCGTTAGCGTTAGTCTGCACGGAGGCGCTAAGAGTCGAATTAACCGAATCTAGGTTAGCCTGCACAGTCGTAATAGCCGAGGCGTTAGCGGAGTCGCCCGTAACCCGTGCCGTCTGCTCCGTGTTGATAGCAGCCGTTAGGTTACTGGCCGTAGTCGTAATCTGGGCCGAGACGGTATCCGTCTTCTGCGAGAGTGCGAGGTCCGCCTCCGCGCGTGCGGTAACTTCCGAGTACACGCCTGCGTAGGCCGTCTGCGACCCTGCCCAGCCGGAGCCGCCCGCCATCGGCGGAGTAACGTACTGCGCCTCCACGGTAGCGATACGCTGCGAGAGCGCACTATCCGCCGTAATCCGCTGCGTGGTCTCGTCGCTTACTGCCGTCTGAGTAGCGGTAAGGGTGGACTGGATACCGGGGATAGCCTGAATAGGCGAGAGCACGTCCTGTCCTAGCTGGGTCTGGGTAATCTGGCCCGTGAGGTAGGTAAGGATAGCGTTAGCGTCCGCGCTGGATTGCCCGTGCGCCCCGGCCTGGGTAGTGGCTGGATAGAACGCCCCGACATTGCCGGTAGTGTCCACAAGCCGGACCCAGAAGTACAGATCATAGCCAGCAGCCAGCCCGAGCAGATTAGCGCTATTCGTGGGGTAGCTGTACCGGCCCTGCTGCGTAGCAGTGTCGAAGCCCGGAGTGTGGCTGTAGTAAATCTCCGTGTACGCCGTGTCTCCTGCGCCTGCCGGGAACGTCCACGCCACGTTAATAGCGAAGACCTTATCCGTACTAGCCGTGAGGCTCGTTACCACAGGAGGGGCACCCGTCTTACCCATGAGGCCGGTAAGGGACGAGTAGGCGTACGGGGAGCTAATGTCTAGCCCGTTCGTAGCCCGCACCCGAGCCGTGTAGCTGCCCGTGTAGATATTGCTAACGTCCAGCGACAGCCCGCCCGTAGTGCCTGCCGTAATCCAGTCCCCGTTATCTTTACGCCACTGGACCGTGTAGGAGACTGCGTGCGCCGCAGCCGCCCAGGAGATTGTCATATTGGTTTTAGCGATGCCCTGCTCCGTAACCACGTACTGCGAGACGGCTACGTTAGTGGGCGGGGCCTGCACCGTAAGCGTGTTACCCGTGATAGGCCGGAAGTCGATAGCCGCGCCGTTATCGATAGCCGCGTACTTCCCCGGCTCGTGCTGGGTAGCGGTAATCTCAAACGTAATCCCGTCCTTCTCCGCGACTGAGGCCACGCGGAATAGCTGGGACTTAAGCGTGGAGCTTTCCAGCATCCACACAGCACCCGCAGCCGGGAGCACGGAGAAGCCTACGGACAGGGTAATAGCTGCCCCCGAGACTGCGCTAACGGTCCGGGTCTCCGCCTTCCCCGAGGGGAGGATTACCGTAAGGCTGTCGCCCGCTGCCGTCCCGTCCAGAGCTTTATCTAGCGTAATCTGGGAGGTGAGCGCTGCGGACTTGATACGCCCGCCCGTGCGCTTCCCAGCGCGCGAGGGGTCCGCTACGGCGATAATCTGCCCCGGCTGCGCGAGCGTCCCGTCCAGCCCCACAGAGAACGTAACCGTATTGGTCTCGTACCGCGAGGTAAGGAGCGCCCACTGGCCTACCCGCTGCGCTTGTGCGCGGCTCGTGCAGGCGAAGGCCGTAAGCTGGGCCTTATTGATGCCGTACCGGGCTACGCCGTCCGCGTCCTCCACGTACTCTACTGCCTGCGCGTAGCCGTTCTCTGGGTCATTCCACGTAACGACAGCACAGGTATAGCGCGTCTTCAGGCTGGAGCCTACGTACTTAAACTGCCCGCCGATGACGTTAGCAGCCGTGTACACGTACGCCGTATCTAGCGGCATATCGCAAGCGGCTTGTACTTCTCCCGCGCCCCAGTACGCCATACCCCGGAAGACACTTGCGATGTCTTGCAGGACCTTGTATGCGTCCGTCCGAGAAGCGATGTAGCAATTGCAGGAGAAGCGAGGCTCCAGTCCGCCCGCACCGTCCGACACCATAACATCGCAGTACTGCGCTATCTGGTACAAGTCGTAACGGTCTATCATGCTCGCGTCTACCCACTTGCCGAGGCCGTAGCGGGAATTAAGCACGAGGTCATAAAACACCCAGGCCGGGTTATCAGTCCAGCCCGTAGTAAAACTGCCGTCCCACGTCCCGATGTAGGCGCGGGTAAGCGGGTTATAGTTGCTGGGGTACTTGATAAGTAGCCCCTTCATATCGTACGAACGCGTAGGGACGCTGGAGAACTCCGAGGCGTCAAGCTGCACGCCGCATACCGCACTCATGGGATAGCGTAGCTTCGCGTCGATAAGCTCTGTGTAGCTAACTACGTTCGTAGTGTCCTGCGTGTACACGTCCGTAGTATCTGCCGTGAGGCGGATAACCTTAACCGTGTACTGGGACGAAGCTCCCGAGAGTTCGATACGATGCGAGCGCTGATAGACGGACGAGGCCTTCCCATTGAAGGACGTATCTACTACCGTAGCGTACTGCCCGCCGTCCTTGGATAGCTGAATCTGGTACGCGACCTGATAGCCGTTTACGTCTCCGCTATTGGAGTCCGTCTTCGAGAGCGCACTAACACTCAGTGTAACGCGCACGGCGGAGAGGGCGAGGTTAGTTACGGTATGAACCCACGGGGCGGAAGCCTTAAGCTCCACGCCTACCCCTACCTCATTAGCGGTACTGTCGAAGCCGCTAATCGGGTCCTGCGTAAGCGTGCCCGTCCGAAGGTCTAGCTGCTTAACGTTAAAGTTATTGGAGCCGTCCGAGTTCTGGACTACGGTCCCGTTAAAATATACCGAGCGGGCCGGGGTTTCTGAATTAGCGGGGCCAAAAATCGGACCCTCTGAAATGAGGTCCAGAATTTGAGCATACGCTGTACTACTAAGCGAATCATCGGCCTGTGTTGGCATATTGCTACCTTATTGTTAAGCGTCTACGGACTGAGTGCCCATGCTAATTACTGTGCTGCCCACCCGCATACGCCCGTACAGCAGCGGGACCGGCCCGCCCTGAGACGTTACGTTGTCTGCTCCATTGAAGTAGTAGGAGGTCTTCGTAGCCCCGCTCGTACCGTTATCGGCTGCTGCGTGGGCGGAGAGCATCTGCGAGATACCCCCGAACGCGAGGGACGCGCCCATAAGCATCATCTGGCCCGCGTACGGGTTCCCGAAGTACGCGGAGACTGCGCCAGCTACAAAGAGGACGGCCCCCGCAATTGCCGCGAAGATACCGCCCTTACGGCCCCCGACAAGCGGCGCGATACGGATATCGTTATCCCCGCTGGGATGTGCTAGCTGGGTTTCATCGATGTTCCGCTTACCTACGAAGACCGCATAGCTAACGCCCCGGTCCTTACTCGTCATAAGCTCCCGCTCGAAGCCGGGAACCATGCGGATTAGCGCGCGGACGGCATCCCGAGGGGAACCCACCACGAACCGATGTACCCGCCCGAAGGTAGCCCCGAGTTTGCCGTAAAGGCGGATTGTTCTAACTTGATCTGTCAAGGGGCCTCCTTATATCTGAGAATGTGCGTAACCCGGTCCCGGTATCGGGGCAGGCCCTCTCGCATAGAGAGCCGCTTGGGCAAGTGGTGTAGAAGCGTGTCCCCACCCAAGTACACCCCGGAGTGATTAGGGGCGTGGTTCCGGCTGGCTACTCGCATAAGGAGCATGTCCCCGACCTCTAGCGGAGCATCGAGGGCCACGGGCACGAAGCCCGCCTCCGCGTAATAGGAGGTAAAGGCGTTCCCGTCCCCGTCCGCTGTCTCTGCGCCGCGCGGGAAGTCCCGGAGGACAATCCCCCGCGTCTGCCAGTACCAGCGCCTAACGAGGCCGTAGCAGTCGTCCGAACCGTAGCGGTACTCGCAGCCCACTAGCGGGGCCTCAAGCTCCGAACTCATACCAGCCCCGTACGCCGTCCGGCCCGAGGGCCACAATTACCCACGGCAGGCCGGTAGCCGCCTGGGCGGAGAAGTCCGCACCGCTGGGGAACGCTGCGCCGTCCGGGTGCGAGTGGGCCACGGCCTCAATCGTCCCCGAGTCCTCCGCTGCTGCCCAGTCTTCGGGCGAGATAGCGAAGGCTTCCGTGGGCGTGGAGGACACGTTAGCGCAGGGCCGGTAGCGACCGTCCACAATGAGGCCGCAGCACTCCTCCGGATAGCACTCGCGGGCGTGCCTCGCTACGGCCTGTCTCGGACTCATTAGATAGTCCCCGAGATACCAGCAGACGGGAAGCCGCCGAAGGGCAGGGCATTAGTAGCCCCGTAGCGCACCTTGCAGCCGGTTAGCCGCTTGCTGCACCTGTCTTGCGACGGGTCCCCGACAGGGTTATTGTCCTTGTCATAGAACGTAACTCCCTGCCAGCCGCACTCCGTGCCCTTGTAATCCCACTGGCACAGCGTAGCGACTACCTGCCGCGAGGGAAGCTGCCGTCCCGAGAAGTCCAGCACGGACGAGAGCGTAAATTCGACTTGGAGATTGTCCTCCGAGGTCTTCTGCTCCACGTACCAGCGCTCCGGGGGCATCTCCTGTGTAGGGTCTGCTCCCGGCTGGCCGTCGAGGTACTGGGCTAGCGTCCGCCTGCGCGTTACCTTCGCGCCTACGAGGTCCCCGAGGAAGATGCAGAGGGCGGAGATACTGCCGTCCACGTTCGCTACGGTTACTGTGGGCGAGGGCTGGCTAGCATCCCCGGTCCGCTCGAAGCCCGCAGCCGTGATAGGCCACGCCGTGTACGAGTTACCCTGCCATACGATAGGGCCGGTTTGAAGCAGGGCATGGAAGCGGAGTACGTCCCCGCCCATCTCCGTGCAGTCCATCTCGTAAAGCTCAATGAGTGCGCCCGGTTCTAGCTGCTGGACGGCTGCGGTAATGCCCCCAGTGATTACGGGAGCAGGCGTAGCGGAGAACCCCGAACCGGAGCCTACGTTCTTCTTCTGCGTCCCGGAGCCGCTGCCCGAGACGCCCACCTTACCGGACCCGCTGGCTGTGTTCTTTGCCTGCGTGCTGGCCCCGCTGCCCTGCGTAACGTTCCCTACTACCGCGTTACCGGACCCCGTGTTAGCCGCCTGCGTAGACGCCCCAGAGCCGGAGGCAGACACGCCCCCGGACCCTGTGCCCGTGTCCTTCGTATCTGCCGAGGACCCCGCACCGGAGATGCCCACGGTCCCGGAGCCTGCCGCTAAATCATTCGTCTCTGTGGACGCACCCGAACCCGAGACGAGAACCCCGCCCGAGCCGGAGCCGGTATTAGCCGCTTGAGTGCTAGCCCCGGACCCTGTGGAGGATGCGGTAGCCCTAAGGTACTTCGCTGCGCCTAGCCATACGTTGCCCCCAGACTGGAGAGTCTTGACCGTACACGCGATATTGAGGGTTTGCCCCGCAGAGTTCGCAGCGTACGTAAGGGTAGTGCTGTAATACCCGGAGTTCCCGGCCCCGGTAGCCGTGGGCGTAAGCGTAAGGGCGGTAGCGCTGCCGTCCGACAGCGTAGCCACAAGCTGGGCCGCGCAGGAGTTCGCACCCCAGTAGACAGTTAGCGTGCGCTGCGTGGTATCCGCAGGGAAATTCTCCTGGAAGCCCTGCCCCACAGCCGCAGTAGTGGCATTAACGTAGATGCCTTCCGCTACAGCCGTGCCGCTCGCTTGGGGCGTGCCGCCCGTCCACGTATAGGCGAGACCGAAAGCAAAGGTACTCCACGAGACGCCCGAGCCGAGCAGCGTAGGCAGGCCGATAGTAGACCCGCCCCCGCTCAATCGGTTAGGCGTAGTCGCGGAGTGGAACTCTATCCAGTCTGTTTGTACGGGCGAACTGAGGTTAAATGTCTCTGTGCCCGCTAGTATGGTATTGGAGCCTGAGAGGACACCCATGTTACGCCCCCGTTAGATTAGTTAGCGTTCGTGTACGTGTAGCCGGTAACGCTCACGGTTTGGCCGGTAGCGATGTTCGTATTGTTAATATTCAAGTCCGCACCCGAGATACCTACAGTCCCGTCGATATGGGCGACGCCGCCCGAGGTCCGCAGGCGATACCACGTAGCCACGGTCCCGGCCCCTGCACCCGCCGTCCCCGTACCATTGGAGATAGCGTTAAGCGTGAGGACGCCCGCAGCCGCAGCAGCCGCGAGAGTCGCGCTACACGGGAGGGTGGCTAGAAGGACCTGAGACGTAATGGCCGTGTCAGGCGTAGCAGGCTGGGTCCCGCTGTACAGATCGAAGGCCGCGCTAGCGCCCAATTGCGAGGTGATAGCGTTCTGCTGCGCGTTCTTCAGCGCTGCGGAGTACTTAAGATTAGATGCCATGTGGAGTCCTAAATTATGAGGGCGTGCTTATGCGAGCTTGGCCTCAAGGGCTGCGATTCTTTCGAGTGCGGCCTCGTGGTTAATAGAGAGTTCGCGGATAGCTTCGATAAGCGGGCCTACGAGGTTCCCGTATGCGACGCCCAAATAGTTATCCTCTCCGCCCATGCTGGAGACGGCTTCCGGGAACTGCGCCTGTACTTCCTGCGCGATAACCCCTACCTTCCGCTCTCCGGGCGTGTCTTTCATCTCGTAGTAGACGCCCCGCATAGCCAGCACACGAGCGAGCGGGCTATCGATGGTTACGATGTTCTGCTTAAGCCTCTCGTCCGAGCCGTTAATCCACGTCCCGTTAAGAGCATTGCCGTTACCCACGTTATCGAACGAGAAGTAACGAGCGGCCCCGCCTGTGCGAAGGGTAATATTACCGCTGCCTCCGTCATAGATAAGCAGCACGCCCCCCGTACCTACGTTGTATTGGGATGCGTAAGCCGCCCCGGTAACTGTCAGGTTAGCCGTACAAGACAGCGCGCCGGTAACTGCGATACCGCCCGTAAAAGTGCCCCCGGCCTTGGGCATGTAGTTACCGATAACGAGATTACCGCTGTCCCAAGGTGTATTACCCGCGAACGTAGGGCGCACCGTGAAGGTAGCAGCCCCGGTAACGCCCAGCGTCCCGCCCACGGTAACGTTACCCGTGTAGGCCGCGCTGGGACCGGAGTACGCACCGCCCACGGAGAGCGCGCCTACTACAGCCTCGTTATCCGTGATAGCGCGGCCCCGAAATAGACACGTCCAAGCGTGTACGCCGTCTGTATCTAGTAGGGCCGTCTCTCCCGGATTGAGCTTAGAGAGGGCTACTGTGTCTCCGGAGCCTGTGGTAATGGCAAGCGTAATAATCGTAGTGCCGAGATTACGCAGGAGGAGCACGTTATCCGCAGCACACGTAGCAGCGGACGGGAGATTGATAATTCCCGCCGTGGCGAGGTTGATATTTACCCGCTTACCCACATGCGCGACCGTAAGGGCCTGCGCCGTGGTGATTGTGCTAGCGAAGGCGGTAAGCGCTGCCTGCGCCTGGAGGATAGCGGTATTGCTATTCGCCTTCGTAAAGCCTGTGCGTACGCTGTCGCCTTGGCTACCGTCCGAGGCCGCGCCAAAGGCTACGGTTTGTAATGCTGCCATTAAGAGAAGACCTCAGAGAAGGTTACGGTTAGCGTGTACGAGTCCCCGCCGTGCGGCTGGATCGTGTACGGCCCTGCCCGGAATAGGCTTTGTGTGCCCAGGGGAGGCGTCCAATAGAAAGACACGTAACCCTGTGTTGCATCGAAGAAGGCCTTAATTGCCGCAATCTTTGCGGAGCTTCCGGAGAAGGTAAGGGGCCACGAGTCCACGGCGTTATTAATGCCATTCGCCACGGACTGGCTGTAGCCGTCCCCGAACTGGGCTGTACGCACGGAGTACGTAGTAGTCCCGACTACATCTAGGGAAGGCTGATATGGAAAAGTAGCTGGCATACAGCCTTACTCCTGTGTGTAGGTTACATCTGCCCGTGCTTCAGTTTGTACCCGTAGCCGCCTTGCCCGTTCATACGCTGGGCGAGACGCTTATCTATGAGGTTCTGAAACAGCGGGGCGAGGGCGATAAGGTCCTCCTGAGACAGGCCGTTAGAGCCGCCCGCCTGGAGGTTCATCTGGAGGTTAGTTACCGAGCCGCCCGAGGTGCTGGCCGGGACAGAGCCGACAGCCCCGCCCGTGGCGAAGTGCGACATATGACCGTTATTAATGGCTTCCAGCAGGCTACGATACTTGCCCGCCTGCGACGCCTTAACCACATACTCCCCATTAGAGAGCATGGCCGGGATACTATCGCTAGTGCCCGTGCCCGCCCCGGAGATAGCCCCGCCGTCCGCGTAATGGCCGACTTCCCCGCCTTCGCTGAAGAAGCCCATAGACGCGGAGACAGACTTAAATATCTGCACCTCTGCCGCGTGTAGCGCAATCTTTGCGAGGTCCGCGAGGATGCTAGAGGCGAGGGACGAGAAGTTAAGCTTGCCTGTCGTAACGAACTCGTCCAACGCGGAGGACATATTCCCCCAGGCGGAGGTAAAGGCCGAGCCTGCGAGTTCCGCGCTAGTCTGCGCCGTGCCCGAAATTTGACCCATAGCGAGCTTCATTTGCGCGGTATAGCTGTTACGTACTTCCGCCTGCTGCTGGAGCGAGGATTGGAACTGCGCTAACTCTGCCTCGTGGTAGATACGGAGCTGGTCCAGCTTCTCCCCGTACTCCTTCTGGTCCGCCTGCGGGCCTGAGTACTCCGCACGGAGGGCCGCGAGCTTCTGCTCCTGCTGCTGCTGGAGATTAAAAGCTGCGTCCGCATTGGCCTTATCGAGCGGGGAGAGAAACATCGTGCCGTAGTCGTGCTGCTGGGCCGCTTGCTTCTTTCGGAAGTCTGCTGCCTGCTCCTGCCCGTACTTCGCAACGTCTGCCGCCCGTTTCGCTGCGAGGGTAGCAAGGCTCTCTGTGAGGGATTGATCCAGCGCTACCCGCTGCGCGTTGAGGCTCTTAACTTCCTCCAGTGCGCGGGCCTGCGCGGCCTTCTCCTTCTTCCCGCCCGCGATGTCCGCCCGCTGCTGGGCGTTCGCTGCCTCCGCCTCTAGGGCCTTCGCCTGTATATCGTGGACGTGCTGGAGGTACGTCTCCTGATCGATCGCCCCGGCTTGCCACTGAGATTTAAGGGAGGTAAGGCTACGCTTCTCCTCCTGCTCAATGGCCTTGTTCTGCGCCTGGAGTGTGGCTAGCTGGGTATTAATCCCGCTCTCATTGCTCCGGGCTTTAGGGGCCTTCGGGTCCTTGTACTTGTCCGCAATATCGGCCTGCATACGGGCGTAGTCTGCGTCCGAGAACGTCCCACCGCCCGCGAGGATAGCCTCCCGGTCCTTGGCTAGCTTTGCAAGTTCCTTCGTCCGCTTCTCTGCATTCGTCGCTACCTGATCGCGGAGTTTGTCCACGCGGATAGCCGCCTGTACGCCCGCTTCATTGATAGCGGTAGTGCGGGCCTGCGCCTCTGCGGCCTTCGCCTCCGTACGCTGCTGCTCCTGGAGGAGGGAGATACGGTCGTCTAGCTGCTTGCGGTAGCCTGCCGTTACGGAGCCAGTACCTAGCCCGTTTTTCTCGTTCGTGAGGGTATCAATCTGGTCTTGCAGAGACGGGCCGGTACTCGCGCCCTGCTTCAGTTTCGCCCAGAACGTAGATACCTCATTCCCGAGCGTCCGCCATGCCTGCGCGGCTGCGGAGAGGTGCTTCGAGCTAGAGTCCTCTACCTGCTTGGTAGCTGCCTCAATTACCGCCTGTACTGCCTCATGCTTGTTCCCTGCCTCCTGCAATGCTTGGATATGCTGGTACGTAGCCGTATCCATAAAGTGCATGGAGTCGTTATGGGACGTGGCCCATTTAACGGGGTCCTCTGCCAGTCCCTCGTACGTCTTGGAGACATCCTCCAGAGACTTACCGGAGATAGCAGCCGTCCGGACGATAACGTTAGCCAGCCCCTCCATCTCGGAGCTAGTGTACTGGCCGGTAGTGGCGAGGGTCTGTAGAACCTCTGCGGCCTTCCCGAAGCTCGAATCTGAGGCCACCGCCACGCGCTGGGCCATGTTCGCCACGGACGTAGCGGTAAGGCCCGCGTAATTGTTCGTGAGGACTAGCGTAGCGTTAAACGCCTTCGCGTCCTCTGAGGCCTGATAAAAGGCATAGGCCAGCCCCGCGAGGGCCGCCGCGCCCACCGTTACGGGAGTAACGAGCGAGGCGAGGTAGGTCCCGAAGCCGCGCGCTGCCGCGCCGACGCCCCCGAACATATCTTTCAACTGCCCGCCCTGCTGCGTGAGAATCAGCAGAGGGCTTTGTCCCCCCGCAAGCTGCGTAACGATGTCCGTCATTTGGGCCGGGACCATACGCATAGCTGCGGCTGTCTGCGCTGCCGAGACGCCCGTACGCGAGAGGGCCGCGTCTACCTTGCCCATACCCCGCGAGGCGGACTCAATTTCCTTGAGCTTCTCAACGTAGCCGGACAGGGCGGAAGTAACGCCTAACTGGGCGGCCTTCTGCTCCAATAGCTGCGCGCGGGTCTTGCCGAGCGTATCGGAGGTCCGGATAGTCTCGTCTGCGAGCTTCTTAATAGCGCGGACGTTAGGCTCTACGCCGTTAGCTACGGCCTCCTTCATTGCCGCTTCTACAATCGCAGCGGAGCGCTCCATTTGGGACATACTGGCCCCGATGCTGCTAGCCCCGGCTTTAATCTTATTGACGCCTGCTTCTACCCCGGAGGCGTCCACCGACATTTTAATTGTGGTGTTATTCGTACTTGTGGACATTGCTACCCCTTGGGCTTAAGTGCGTCGAAAATTACCTTGTTAGCTGCGGCTGCTGCGTCTTCCTTGCGGGCCTCAAACGAGGGCCGGACGAAGGGGCGCGCTGCCATTTTGCTAGTACCGTTCTCCAGCCAGCCCGCGAGGGCACGGCGGGACACTTTCTTACCCTTCTTTCCCTTGGGCCGCGTGTCGCCTACGAAGACCGTCTCATACGTAGCAAGCCTCCCCGTAGCGCTGTCCTCCGGGAGGTACGCCACTGTGAGGCCGCTAGCGAGGTCCCAGGTATCGCGGGGCACGTAGCGGAATACTTCGTTCTTAAAGACCGTGGCCCCCGCTGCTGCTGCCTGCCGGAGGGTGGACTCCGAGACGGCCTGCTCTAGGTCTAGGAGGGCCTGGGAGAGGGCGTCCGCGTTCTCTACAGAAAATGTCTTCGCCACTCTTACCCCCTAGGATTCTTGATTACGTGCGTCTTCCCGCCCTGCGCCCGGAGGGCCGCTAGATCAATACCGAAGACGGAGGCCGCTACGGCTTCAGGAGGCGCGGCAGCGCGGAGAGGCTCCGGAACGTCCGCCCACGGAACGAAGTCCATAGGCTTAAACGGCGTAGCGCCCTTGGACAGATTCGTATTAGCCTGCACGCTGGCGAGAGTTCCCATACGGATGTCTTGTATACGGTCCCCGAAGGGTTCTAGCGCGTAGAACGCTACCCACTCCGCGAACTCCCGGCTAGATACTTCCTGCTGGCATCTACGTACACTCATGCCTAATTCTTTAGCCAGCCGGAACCACATTAAGCGTTCCGGACTGGCCTTTAGTTTTTTACCGCTTCTTGCTCCGCTTCCGCGCCGATCATATTTACGCGCATTGCGACTTCCGCGAGGGCGGTAAGGGCCTTCGCATTCTTAGCGCGTAACGTATCGATGTCGTCCGCGCTAAACATCGGGAGGCCGTCCTCCTCCACCACAGTAGCCGCGACAAGGGCCGCTTCAAAGTGGCTATTAGTTTTGTCGCCCGCCGTAATGGCAGCGTTAAAGGCATCGCGGGCGGTTCCCGTGAGTGCGCGGAAGTGCAACGTAACGCGGAGGGCCTTAACTTCGATCGCTTCAATCTGCGATTCGAGGGCCTCGAACAATTCAAATTTATTCATTATTGGCAGGCCTCGCAGCCTTCTTCAAAGGAGCACATTTTGGGCGGGGCGTCCTCGCGAGCTGCTGCGAGGAGACCACGGATAACGGGTACGGCGTTACGCTGGACTTCTTCCATCGCTTCCCGTACCAGACTCTCTACAAAGTCCATTAGCTGCCGACAGTAACGGTGATGTCACCCGTAATCGTCAGGCTAACCGAACCCGTGTACACGCCGTCCACCTTTGCCGAGATAGGGAACGTAGCCACGAACGCGCTAAAGGCAATCGTAGTAGCGTCCGAGAGCGTAACCTTAAAGCTCTTTTGCGTGCCCGCCTTCTTCGCTGCCAGAAGTGCCGAGTGGCTGGCATCCTTCAAATTGATATTGAGGGCGAGGGTAACGTTACCCCAGTCCTGCAAGCCAAGGCGACGCTCTTTAGCCGTCGAGCTAAGGTCCGTGGTATCAATCTCCGAGGCTTTGCCGTCGAAGCCGCTAATGTCCGAGACATTAACGATAGGCGTCCAAGTGGGCGTCCCCGTGCCGGTATCAATGGCAATAACCGTACCTTGTGCCGTTTGTGCAGTAGAACTCATTTGCAATCCTTAATATGTAATCGAAAAATCTAGGGATGAGCCGTATAGCAGCGTATCGGACTCGAAGGTACTTACCGGCCCGCCGATAGGCACGGCCTTTACTACGGGGTTAGCTAGCGCTTGGTACGCCTGCTCCATAATCTCCGCAGCCTGAAGCCGGGATTTAGCCCATACGGATACCTGCACCCGCGCGTTACGCGTGATAGGGGTAGCCGCGTCCACCGTGGCGAACGCTTGGCCCCCTACGGCTTGGTATGTAATCCAAGGGGCGGGAGTGCTGCCGGGGGCTACATCGGGGAAGACTTGGCCGGAGACGAGAGAGGCGAGCGCGCTATAGACAATGGCCTCAACCGTCATTAGCGTTCTGTGTGCATACCAAGTCCGTGTACTCGCGGGACTTGACGTTAGGGAGAACCGAAGCGATGTTAAACACGATGCCCTGAGCTACCGCCCGGTCCGCGTGCGTTACATCCGTCCGGTAGCGGATACGGATACTTGCGTTACCCGTGTCTACGGAGGTGCTGGAGACCGTCTCCCGGCCCGAAAGCTGCCGTACGTCTCCCCAGACCTTCGCGTATTCCGTCCACGAGTCCACAGGCTGGCCTAGGGCGTCCTTCCCGGAGGTGCGACGCTGGAGCGATACCCGCACGTCCAGCGTGCCCGCCTGGAGGCTCTGTGAGAGCCTGTGAGGATTGGTCTTGCTCATGCTAGCGAGGGGTCCCGGAAGGGGCGGAGAATCGACTTAACCGCTACGCCTACGGGGTCTTCCATGCCTTCCCGGTCCTGATACAGCGAGGAGAGCACGAGGAGGACTGCCGTACGGACGGCTGCGGGCACTGTGTCCACCGTGTAGGCCGGGGCTCCCGTCCCGCCGATGTAGCCGACTACGACCGCGCTAGCCGCCGTAACCATCTCAGCAAGCTCCGTGTCCGACTCCGTATCATCGATACGAAGCTGCGCTTTGGCCTGTGCCAGCGTAATAAGGTCATTCATTGGGAACGGCCTCCTTCGGCTGGGGCTTCTCTGCGGGCTTGTCCGCCTGCGCCGCGTCTGCGGGCTTCGGGGTAGTGTCGCTAGGTGCGGGGTTAATGTCCCGCCGTGCGAGGGCGGAGAGGGCGTAATTCTGCTGCTGGAGGTACGGGGTATCCCCGCCTTCCACAGGAGGCAGGCCGATAGTTGCGCGGGCCTCGTTGATTTTCATAACGCCCGAGCCGACCGCCTGGGCGTTAGCCGTGTGGCGGGCTGTCTCGTCCATACGCATAAGGCCGGTAGTATCGAACTCGAAGCCCGCACCGTCCGGAACGTCTAGCGCGTCGTCTAGCAGGTTCTCGATAGCTTCGATGTAGCCCTGCAAGCAGTCCGAGTAATACATAGCCTCGTAGATAGCCGAGCTATTAGCCGTGCGGCTCCCTGTGTCCGCCCCGATTTTGTGTAGCGGGACGTGGAAGCAGCGGGCTACGTCTTCGGTAGACCACTTCAATTGTTCGATAAGCTGGGCGTCTGCCCCGCTCATTGTCATAGGCTGGTACGTGAGTCCGTCCCCGCCGACAAGCGTCTTACCTGCGTTCGCGCCGCTGTAGTTCGCCTCTACCTGCTGCTTGAGGCGCGCTGCTGTCTCGTTGCTGATAGCACCGGGAGCCGTGAGGAAGCCGGACGGGCGGGACGCGTTAGCGAAGAAGGCCGCGCTATTCGTGGTGATGCCTTGGGCCAGTACAGCCGCAGAGGCGCAGGCCGCGATAGGCGACATACCTACGAGGGGATGCCACGAGGTGATACCCCTATCGTGGATAATGTCCCGAGCCGGGATAACGATAGCCTCTAGCTGTGCGACTTGCAGCGGGGAGACGGTCACTTGGTAGAATACGGAGCCGTCCGGAGCGACCATAGGCACAACGTACTTCGGGTTAAGGACCTCCATAGAGACCACGCCCCCGATGCTGTTACGATTCAGCAGGACGTACGTATTACCCCAGGCGAGTTTAGAGCTAACCCACGCCTTAAAGAATTGGTCCCGCGTCTGGTAATGATTGGGCTTGCGGAGCACCTTTGTATAACGAGGCGCGCTGGACTCCAGCCACACGCCGTCCTTCAAGGCCACGTACTTAACGCGCAGCTTCGACACGTCCGAGGAGATAAGGTCCGTGCAGGCGAAGACGGCGGAGCTTGCAAGCATCCCGTCCCGCGTGGTTAGGCTCTGGTTCTGCTGCCACGCACCCGTGTACGGCTCTCGGATGTAGCCCGCTGCTCCGGGTGCTCCGACAGCCACAGCCCCTACGGCTGCTGCGGGCCGCTTGGCCTTGGTTACTTCAAAGCCAAAAAGCCTCATTTAGTCTCCTGCCGAGGACGCCCCGGTTTATTAACCTGCTTCGCCCAGCCGAGCGCGATAAGGGCGCGAGCGTCTGTGGGGCTAAAGTCTCTGCGTTCCCCTTCCTTCAGGGGCGGATTAAAACGCACATCCCGGAGGGCTTGTACGGTTACTTTGTCTTGCATAAACCCTCCAGGCTATGTGTTAAACAGTAGCGACGGTCCAGGCCCCAGCGGCCTTTACGTACCGCTTGCCGTCTTTGGCGTCGAGCGCGATGCTCCCATTAACGCCCGTGCCAGCAGCCGGAGCACTGCCCGAGAACTGGAGGACGATAAGACCCGCCTTGATAGCGTTGTAAATCTGCAAAATGTCGCGTGGTTTCATGCGTTATCCTAAGCATTGCCCCGCCGCGAAGCGGGGCGAATCAATTACGAGCCGTACGCAGCGCCCGAGATAGCAGCAGCCGCGAGGGTGCGGCGCTTCTGCCAGTTAATGAATTGCTGGATGCGCAGGGCCACGAGGCCGTTCTGGAACATGCTCACCGGCTGGGCCGTGAGTGCGCCGCCCGTGCCCGGAGCGCTGTCCATAATGATGCTGGCTTCCGTCGAGATGTCCACCGTAGGGCCTGCGTCTTCCGAGAGGAAGATTTCGCTTTCGATGAATGCGAAGATCGAGGTTCCGGCAACGTTGTTAGACGTGATAACGCGGATACCCAGCAGCGAACCGCCTTCCGTACCGTTCATCGTCGGGAATGCCGGAGCACCCAGCGGGGTAAGCATCGAGCTAATAGCCAGAGCGCGGGCCGGGGACATAACCATCTTCAGCGAGCGGAGGTCCAGATTCGCAGCGATCAACGGAGCGAGCATGGTTTGCACGTCCTTACGCAGCGACTCGTAATCAGCGCCCGTAGCCGAGACAGCCGTAACGCCGTTCAGCATACCAGCAGGCGACACGTTAGCGACGGCAGCAGCGCTACCCACGAACGTGTTATCGATGCCTTCCGCCGTGGCCTTGATAAGGTCCGCTTGGACGAGGGCTTCAGCAGCCGGATTCGAGAAGCGGATAAGCTCGTCCGACAGCACCGAGATAGCACCGACCTTCGTCCAGCCCAATTGCACCGCGTTAAACGCAGCCGACGTAACCGGCTTCGGCTGTGCTTCACCGACCCAGCCCACCGACGTACCGCCAGTCTGTCCCGCGATACGGACGTTAAACGGGACCTTACGCAGAGCCAAGCGGCCCAACACGGTTTCCGGGTACAGGAGTTCTACGAAGTCGCCCGCGTAGGTTTCCGGGTAGATCAAGTTACCCGCCCACGCTGCTACTTGCGTCGAGCCTGCCGAGACTGCGGCCTTGATAATGCCATTAACAACGGCATCATCCTTGTAGTGCTCTGCCGCGAGGCGTTCAGCGACCATCAAGTTACCCTTCGACTTCGCCACGAGCATAGCCGTACGCGTGAAGGCCGACCCCTTCGGGGCATTCGACTTAACTTCGATGGTTGCCGCTGCCGGGACGGTAACGCCCTTAGCGACTGCGACGGCCTGCGCTGCGAGCGAGCGCTCCACGGTTTCCAGGCGGGCAAGTTCTGCTGCGCCTGCGTCGAGTGCTGCGCCGAAGTCGTTATACTGCTTAACTTCGTCGTCCGTGAGGCTACGGTCTTCCGTAACCGACTTCGAAACGAGTTCGTTACGCGCTGCTTCTGCTTGTGCGAGGCCAGCGCGAAGTGCTTTGATTTTTTCTGCGATAGACATATTGTAGTCCTTAGTGATAACGGCGAAACGAAAGGTCAATAGCGACCGTACGGGGGGTTTTTACAACAGGTGCGACCGTGGCCGCTTGTTCGCCTTGGGTTTCGCCCTGCGGCGCTGCTTCTCCGGGGTTTTCGCCCGGTACTTCGACTGCTACCGCAGTCTCAGACTTTGCTAGGCTTTTGAAGGCCGTAATTACCGCTTCCGGATTACACGGGATAGCCACGAGGGATAACTCGTGGACGCTCGCCTTGGTAAAGCGGACGCCTTTCCCTTCCCCGAGGAGTTCGTACTCGTCCGGGATGAATCCGATAGAGACGCCCTTGATAAGGCCGCTCTTTACGCTATGCCACGCCTCGTCCGTCCGGTCCTTCACTACGCCCGCTTCGGCTACCTTTGCGATAGTGGCCGTGAAGGGGAGACCCTTCTCCGTGGGCGTGCCGAATTGGACACTGCCTACGGGCTGGGAATGATCGTGATTCAGGAGGAGCGGGGCGTCTGCTGCGAAGTAAAGCCCTGTAGGCTCTACGATGTCCTTAACCCGGTCCAGAGCCGGGGTGCTGGCGATACCTTCAATCTTCCGCTCCTCCTCGTGGAGGGCCTTGATTGTGATAGCCGAGAAAGCTTTAGTTTGCATGGGGCCTTATAGGGCGAAGAATTGGAATTGTTTCTCCGGCTCTAGGTCTCCAGCCGCGAGGACCGTAGCTCCGAAAGCCATAGTTAGGGCTACAAGGCCGTCGATACGTCCCGTGGCCTTCTTCTTGTCTAGCTTCCGGTTCCCTGCGGGGTCCTTGGCTACCACGGCGTTAGCCGCGCACATCGTTAGGACGGGGTGCATACCGTGGGCAAGCTGCCCATTGAGTAGCACCTCCTCCAGCAAGTCCATAGCCGGGGCGAAGTCCTTGTATCCCTGCCCGTGAGGCACGAGGGGGAGGATTCCGCCTTCCTTCGCGGGCCGCTCCGTGTCTATGCCGATGTCGGAAAATTCCTTCTTCAGCAAGTCGATACGCCAACGGTCATACGCGATGGAATGCAGGTGCAGGCCGGAGCAGATTTCCGCTATGTCCTTGGCTACGTACTCGTAGTCCACGGTCTTACCGGGGGTAAGGCGGAGATGCCCCTCTCTGGCCCAGACATCGTACGGAGCACGGTCCGTCTTGGCCCGGTCTGAGAGGCCCGCCTCTGGGGTCCAGAAGTAGGACGCTACCTGCCATACGCCCTTAACCCTGCCGATAAGCTGGAGGGATGTAAGGTCAGTGCGCGAGGAGAGGTCCAGCCCGCCGAATACCTGCGTATCCTTGTCGAATTCGACCGGATCGAGGGCGCAGGACTTCCAGACATCCCGAGAGATGAAAGGAGAGACCGTGGAGACGCGCTGGTTAAGAATCAGGTTCCGGAATGTGTTCTCACTCGTGGGCATCCGGACGGCTTTTTGGGCCTGATTGAGTACGTCTGCTTCAGAGCGGAATATTCCGAGGGCCGGATTAGCCGCGCGCCACGCCTCACGGTCCATAAGCTCCGCGTCCGGCTTGGCTGCGTAGAGATGGACTACCGTATGCGGGTCATTCGCTGCGAGAGCATCATCGATCCAGATAGAGAGCAAGTCCGCGTCTGAAGCGGCCTGCGTGCTCACTACCATAATCAGCGGGTTATCGTGCGCGCCCTGGGCCGTGGTAATAGCGTCGATAAAGTCCGACTGCGGCCCCTGAATCTGGCCCGCCTCGTCAATAATGGCGAGAATAGGGGAGAGGCCGTGGGTAGTCTTCGCCTCTGCGGAGAGGGCCTTGTATTCCACATTGAGAGGAAGGCCATACAGCCGCTTGCCCGAGGGCACGATACGCACTATCGAGGAGAGTTCCGGGGATAGCTGGACCATCTTAGAGGCGAGGGCGTGGATAATTGCGGCCTGCTCGCGGGACATCGCCCCGGAGACAATCTGGCTATTGAGCTTCGCCTCCGGGCCTACCAAGTGGGCGAGGAGGAGGGCTGCAATTACAGCGCTCTTACCGTTCTTTCGAGCGATACTTAGATAGCCGTTCTTCGTCCCGTGCGGGTTATCGTAGACATCGAGGATGAACTTACGCTGGAAGTCTTCGAACTTGAGAGGCAGGCCGACAAGTGCCCCTTCCGGGACCCGGCAGTACTTCTCGCAGAATGCAATTACCTTTTCGCCCCGTGTAAGTGGGCGCTTCGTCATACTGCGCGGAGACGCGGGATAAGCCCGTCCTCGTCGTCCTGCACTACGTCTCTAGCGGCCTGCTCCGCACCTAGCTTATTGCCAGCGTCTCGGGAGCGGCCCTGCGTAGCCTCTGCGTGGACGTGGAGGGCGCGGCTAAGAGCGACTGCGCGACGGGATAGCGTCTCGATAAGGGCATGTTTCGGATTTACTACCGGAGTGCCCTTCTGGGACGTGGATACGTCTCCTTCTACCTCTAGGTCTACCTGGAGGCGGACAATATCGGATTGGCAGCGGGCCAGATTGGCAGCTAGCACTAGGTCCGAGTTAGTCCACGTCCCAGCAGCGCGAGCGAGTACGATAGCGTCCCAGAAAGGGAAGTCCGCGTCTCGTAGCGGGGTATGGGCGAGGGGCTGGATAGCTCCGAGGGATGCAGCTTGAGCGGACTTAACGGCAGTCGTAATGCTGTCGCTTCTAACTCGTGCCATTAGGTCTCCTATATATGGGCTACGCGTGCGCATTTACACGCGCGGGCGTGAGAATAGATAACCCTACCGTGCGAGCAGAGGGCAGGGTCTAGACTTACGGATAGCTGCTACTCGTATCTGCTGGAGGAGGCCGGAGCCAACGGACCCAGCTAGCCTATTGACAGCAGCTATGCGTAAAGCGATTTAACAGGCCCACAGGCCGACGGAATGGTTTGGACTACCGAAGACAGCGCAAAGCCCCTTCTGGCCCGTTACGGGCGATTCTGGAGCGAATGCGGGATATTCTGGCCGGACAGGGACGTTACTCCCTCTTTATTTGGACTTAGCGTTATTTCAACTG